GAGACAAAACGGAGTAAGATCAGATGTTAGATTTCCAACAGGAGCTTCTGGCATGAAAAAAGGTGGATCTGCTAAAAAGAAAAAGCAGGGATACAAAGATAGAAAAGACGAATCTATTGCTATGAGAGTTAAAAAGAAAAGAAGCGCAAAACAATTAAAAGCTTCTGCTAATGAGTCTTATGGTAAATTTGGTTCTAAAGCTAAAAAGTCTGGCAAAATAAACAAGTAATGTTTAACAGACTAAAAAGTTTTATTTGCAAACTATTTAACATCAAAGCATGTAAATGTGATGAAGTTGATGAGCATGTAGAATTTTTTACAAAAGTACCTGAACCGGAGATACCGGTTCATGAACCGTGTCCGAGACATAGATACCATAAGAACAAATGTCCTATGTGCCAGGCCGCGCTAACCTAAAGGAAAACTATGGCGCACGAAGATAGAGCAAAAAGAAAAAGAGAAAAACCTAAAAAATCTGCTAGAGAATTATCTATGGCAATGTCTAGTTATAAAAAAGGCGGAAAAGCTAAAAAGAAAAGTAAATTTCCAGATCACTCAGGTGACGGTAAAATTACTAAAAAAGATATATTAATGGCTAAAGGAATTATTCCTAAGAAAAAAAAGAAGGGTAAAGCATAATGGCTAAACGTGGATTATACGCAAACATACATGCGAAGAAAAAAAGAATTGCTGCAGGTTCAGGTGAGAAGATGAGAAAAGTTGGATCTAAAGGAGCACCTACAAAAAAAGCATTTGTAAATAGTGCTAAGACGGCTAAGAAAAAACCTAAAAAGAAAAAGTAATGGCCGAAAAATCTATAAGAAAAACCACCACAGGTAAAGGTGCTAATTATAGAAAGACAAAATCTGGAGCTGGAATGACAGCAAAAGGTGTAAGAGCTTACAGGGCAGCAAACCCTGGAAGTAAACTAAAAACAGCCGTGACTGGTAAAGTGAAAAAAGGGTCAAAAGCTGCAAACCGACGTAAGTCGTACTGTGCAAGAAGCGCAGGTCAATTAAGAAACTCGTCAGCTAAAACAAAAAACGATCCTAATTCTCGAATCAGACAAGCACGGAGAAGGTGGAAATGTTAATATGGAACCAGAGCAAGTACTAAATAAATTAAGACGAGCAATCACAAGAAGAGTAGACGCATTAGCCATATCAGTTACATCCGGTGGGGTTGACAGTATGGAAACTTACAAGTATATAATAGGACAGATTAATGCATTGGAATCAGTGCAACAGGAAATCTCTAACCTGCTAAACGATAAGGAGCAAAATGAAAACGACGGAACAGTCATCGACATCAAAAGAAGTCCCAAAAACTAAAAACGGACTTTTAGATAAATATGCGAAAGAACCAGTAAAAGAAGTTACCAAAGAAAAAACTAAACTACCTCAACCAACAGGTTGGCGTATGTTAGTACTACCATTTAGGATGAAAGAAAAAACTGATGGTGGAATTATAATGGGAACTGAAACAATAGACAGACAACAAGTTGCATCGCAGTGCGGAAACGTAATTGCTATGGGACCTGATTGTTACAACGATCCTAAAAGATTTAGCGATGGTCCATGGTGCAAGGTCGGAGACTGGGTAGTCTTCGCACGTTATGCCGGATCACGTATAGAAATTGAGGGTGGAGAAGTTCGTTTACTTAATGACGATGAAATACTAGCAACCGTACAGGACCCAACAGATATCCTGCACAAATTTTAACATAGGAAGGACACTATGCCAGAAGAAGAGAAAAAGACAGTCGACATTGATACATCCGGTCCAGAAACCGAAATCAATGTACCTGAAGAAAAAGATGAGTCGGTAGTTGATACCGCACCAGAAACAACGGAGCAAGAAACAACAGAAACAGAAACAAAAGTAGAAACAGAAAAAAAGAGTGATGAAGAATTAGAAGATTACAGTAAAGGAGTGCAATCACGTATTGCAAAACTTACACGTAAAATGAGAGAAGCGGAAAGAAGAGAAGCTGCCGCAATCGAATACGCAACTGTAGTTGAAAATAAAAGAAAACAAGATCAGGAAAGATTTAATAAAGTCGATTCTGATTACACTGCTAAATTTGAAGAAAGTGTAAAATCCGGTATGGACATGGCTCAACAACAATTAGCCACAGCCATAGAAGCAGGTGATGCACAAGCTCAAGTAGCAGCAAATAAAAAAATTGCTGAGTTAGCTTTCGAGAACGCTAAACTTCAGCAAAGAAAAGAAGCAACACCAGTTCAACAGGAAACACCTGTTAAACTGTCAGACGGTGGACAATTACCAAATCAAACCCCTCAACAAATGCCTCAGGCTGATCCTATGGCTGAAGATTGGGCTGCAAAAAATAGATGGTTCGGAACAGATAGAGCTATGACATTTACTGCATTCGAGATTCACAAAGATCTTGTTGATAAAGAAGGTTATGATCCTAAATCAAACGATTATTATCAAGAAATTGATAAAAGGATTAGAGTTGACTTTGGACATAAATTTGATAATAATGATACAAAGCAAACGAACAGGGCCGTTCAGTCGGTAGCTTCGGCTAACAGAAGCTCAAAACCTGGTCGCAAAACTGTGAGACTCACTTCATCACAGGTAGCAATAGCTAAAAAATTAGGAGTGCCACTCGAAGAGTATGCTAAACAACTAAAACTCACGGAAGGAGCATAGTATGAAAAAAGACGAAAATAAAACTTCTCGTGCGGCTGGAACTCGGACTAAAACTGAACGTCCAAAAGAGTACAAGCCACCATCTTCTCTAGATGCACCCACAGCGCCAGATGGATTCAGGCACAGATGGATACGAGCAGAGTCAATGGGTTTCAATGATACCAAAAATATTCACGGTAGATTGAGATCTGGTTATGAGTTAGTGAGAGCTGACGAATACGACACTGAAGAATATCCTGTTGTCATGGACGGAAAATACGCTGGAGTCATTGGAGTAGGAGGCCTTCTCCTGGCAAGGATACCGGAAGAACTCGCGCAATCTCGAATTGATTATCAGAAAAGACAAACTGAAGGTCAAGACGAAGCTGTAGAAAACGACTTACTGAAGGATCAGGACAAACGAATGCCGATGAAATTCGAGCGTTCAAGCAAAAACTTCGGTGGTACTAAGAAATAAAATTCTCAACACCAACGAAAAATATAAACCGAACTGGAGGCCGTTTAACGACGGCAGGTTCATAAGGAGAAAAACATAATGGCAAATAGAAACACAGCTGGTTTTGGTTTGATCGCTGCTGGTACGTTGGGTGCAACCCCTTCAACTGGTGGTCAGAACAAATACAAAATCGACAGTGGCTATGCAACTTCTCTATATTTAGGAATGCCTGTGCAGTACGATTCTGCAGGCGGCGCTAACGTAGATCCTGGTTATATAGTTACAGCACAAGACGCTATTACAGTTCCAACGATTGGTGTATTTAATGGTTGCTTCTACACAGATGCAAATACATTAAAACCAACTTTCGCTTCATTCTATCCTGGTGGCACAGTGCCCGCAGCGAATGTGAATAACGGCGACGTTGACGCTTTTGTAATAGATAACCCATTTCAACAATATGTTGTACAGCTAGACACTAGATTAGGTGCCACTGGCGATGCAGCACAAGTTAACATGGGAAGAACATATGGTTTAACAGTTAGAGCAGAAGGAACTACTACGGTAGCAGGTTCTACTATATCTGGACAATCAAATGGTCAATTAACAGTAGGAACTGTAAATGACATAGCAAACCAATGGAGATTGCTAAGAGTAGCTGAAGACCCTGAAAATGAGGATCTTACAACTGCTGTACAAGCAAACCCAGCATTAGCGGCCTTCTCAGGAAGAGCTTCTGTTGTAGTGGTTGCTAACAAGTCACAATGGTTCGGAACAGGAACGGTAGGAGCATAACATGGCAATATCACGAGCACAGCTAGTTAAAGAACTAGAGCCAGGTCTGAATGCACTATTCGGTCTGGAATACAAAAGGTATGATAATCAGCACGCTGAGATTTATACTACAGAATCATCTGACAGAGCTTTTGAAGAAGAAGTAATGTTAAGTGGTTTTGCAAACGCAGATGTAAAAGCAGAAGGTGCTGGAGTATCATATGATGACGCTCAAGAAACTTATACTGCTAGATACACAATGGAAACGATCGCGCTAGCTTTCGCTATCACAGAAGAAGCAATAGAGGACAACCTTTATGACAGACTTTCTTCTAGATACACAAAAGCCCTAGCAAGATCTATGTCTAATGCTAAAGAAGTAAAAGGCGCAGCACCATTGAATAACGGTTTACCAGCTATTGCAGCTGCAACTGCTTTTCAAACAGGTGATGGCGTTAATTTATTTTCTACTGCACACCCAACAATCGCGGGTAACGTAGCAAATACTTTAGCAACACAAGCAGACTTAAACGAAACTTCATTAGAACAGTCACTGATTGATATCGCGGCTATGTCTGATGAAAGAGGTTTAAGAAT